CCATGAGAAGCTGAAGTGGATCAGCTTTGCCGCCACTGGCTACATATTGCTTAGCCGCACCAGCCAAAGCATCGGTTCCAGCTTGTCCTAAAACATCAGTTATTCCAGATGCGCCGGACACCATATTTCCAGCCTGACCACCAAGGTATGACAGAGCCGCAGACTTAACAATGTCTCCAATAGGTTTACCCGATGCCGCCGCCAAAGCCGCTACAGCAACTGGGCCACCAATAGCGCTAACAACAATTTGACCAACAGGGCCAGCCATTTCCATAATCTTGGCTACGTCATTAGACGATGCGCCTTGAGTATAAAAGATTGGATTGCCTTGAGCGTCAAGCCGCGCGCCGTAACCAGTGTTACCTTTACCAGTGTATGTGCCGCCAAAAAAGTCGCCAGTCTGACGTTCGCCGTAAGTATTTTTTACAGTCTCACCAGTTAGCTTATTGCCAAAAGTTTCGCCAACTTGAACCAGTGGTACGCCATCTTTTACATTTACTTTAGACTGATCGGCGGGTACAAATCTACTGCTTTCGCCTTCATTGGAATAGTAACCATAAATCTTTTGCAGATCTTTTGGGTCTACGCTTTGTCTGTAGTTAATCTGATTTCCTTCGGAGTCTGTGCCTCCGGAAGCCATGATGTAGTAATTGCCGTCTTCATCTTGACGGGCAACCTGACCATTTACGCCATACTGAACTTCAGCTCTTTGGTATTCTGGAACCTTGCCAAACTGTTTAATGTCAGTAATTCCAATCTCGTTCAAGATCTTGGCCATGTCAGCGGCATTCTTTTCCGCCGAGCCAAACCCTTCACCTGTCCACTTGGAAGTGTTGCTGGATGCAAGGATCTGTTGAATTAAATTGTCTACGGCTGACATGTTTAAACCTTAACTTTCAAAACATTACCGGCAGAGCTGTCTCTGTAAACATCGCCTACCCTTAAGTCTGCAAGGTTGGCTTGAGTCGGGAATCTCTCAACGTCAATATTCAACTGAGCTACGCTGATTGGCTGAACGGCATTTAACTGTTGGAAGTACAAGTTAAGAATGTTCATCATCTGCGACATAAATACAGGGTTGTATTCATTAGGAGCAACAGGAAGTCTAGGCGGTGATGCCTGAAACATACTCATGAGTTACCCCTTCTACCGTCTTGACGGATGTCAATACGTGGGCTACCCAACTGCCACTGAGTGCCAATGGTGTTGGAGTCAATCTGCAAGATCATCTGACGGCCACGAACTCTTACATATACCTGACCAGTAAACTGTTCAATGACTGCGGTTGATGTGCGTGCAACGGTAGCGTTACTGTTCCCACCAGAAGATATTGGGTCGTTGTAGCCTGATCCAGAGTTCTGCATTGGGATCAGCGTCATGGTTACTTGCGGGGTGTTAGCCCCGGTAGAACCATTGAACGTGATGTCCGGCAAGATACGCCAGACAAAACCAAAGTGGTCGCCATCGTCAATATCAAACTCGGCAGAACCAATAGTTGCCGTAATAGCTGTAGTGGTGGCGGTTTCATTATTGTCTGTGCCATTCTCATGATAGACAATGTTGTTAATACTTGTTGCCGCCATTGGGTAGTCACGCAGGCCAGAGTCAAGCCAAGCGGTACGAACCATGTCGCCGTAGTACCAAGCACCCTCACCATTGTTTTCAATGTAGTTATAGACTACATAGCGGTCAATGGTGTTAGATCCTTCGGTGCAATAGAAGAACCAGACTTCGTTAAAGCCTTCATTGGTACTGGCAAAGAACTGATCCGCCTGATCTAAGTTAATGTTTTGGTAAATAAACTGACGCAGATCGCAACGCAATGTTTGAACGCGACCGTCGTATTTGTAAAACTTATCTACTCCCATCCAGTAAACAACACCGGATGCCAAAGCAACAGCGTTTGGCCCAGCAATAGAAATGTTGTCACCAAGAAGTTGGGTGCCCCAAATAACTGGAGGGCCAAGATATTGGAGCGAATAGATGGCAGAGTCAGTCAGAACCACAATCTCTTGACGAGCTTGGATAGCCGCAATAATCTCAGAACCGTGCGATAACTGAACGCTACTCGCTTGATTGGTAGCCGCAGGAGTCCAAGTGGTTACTGATTCCTGATCCGACCAGCGAATTAACATTGGGTTTTGAACGGAAGAACTGTAATCATCACACCCAAAAGCAAACACAAACCTGCTTGTATCCGATACAAACAAAAAGTTCATTACGGTTGGAACATCTGCGTCAGCACCAACTAAACTGGAAACCAATACGCCACGAGTAGTTACACCTGAAGTGGCATCCCAGTAATACATAGGGCCACCACGGGGTGCAAAGATTAAGTCTTCACCAAAGTTAGACTGACTCCAAATTCGGATAGCCACTGGAGTAGAACTACCAACACCCCAAGTTCCAAGACCCCAGCCGCCAGCACCCCAGCCGGTCAAAGGCTCTTGAATATCTGGGCCTACATTAATCTGATAGGCGGCTACAACAGAAGCACCACCACCCGGAGAACCGGAGGCATCAGTAGCGTTGGCTGTGGCAGATGCTGTAAACGTGTAAGTGTTGGCAGTAAGAACAGTGACTTGGTATTCTGCGTTTAAAACAGTTGCAGTAATATTTCCGCCAAGACCAACTGCACCGCTGAAAGTCACAAAGTCGCCAGTAATGCAACCATGAGCAGTATCAGTTACCGTAATAGTGCTTGAGCCGTTGGTAGCTACAAACGGGTTATTGTTAATCGTAGACGAGGCGCGAATTGGCGTAATGTCGTAATAAACACCGCCTTGCTCAATGTAAAACTTTAAGTTAGTGCCCACTCCAAGCAGGTTCTGCCCTGCAAGGGTGATCCAGTTCCACAAAGAACGGCATGTGCCAAGGAAGGTATTGGCTGAAATGCGTGTCCAACCACCAATTTTCTCAGGAGTGCCCTGACGGAAGCGTACTTTATCCGATACGTACCAGCCACCCTCGGTCGTATAGCGGGTGTTTTCTCTGTTTACACCCGGTTTCAGCGTTAGTTTTTTAAGCGGCATCGGCAGTCCTAGGATAGAAACAGTGCTTTTTCAGCGTCCCTGCGCTTTTTTAGCCCTGCTAGTATTTTGCCACCACCCATGCAATACAGCAAGAGCGCATTGGCCGCACCCTCCCAATCGCCTCGGTTGAGTTTCATCCGAATAGAAGACCGCTGAAAAGTGCCCAGTCCGGCGTTGAAGGCAAAAGAGACGCACGCATCAAAAGCACCTTGGCGACCAGCAACAGGGGGAGCAAGTCTAAGAACACCGCGTTCAAAACTAGCGACATCATCTGCGAATAGTTTCTCGATCTCTTCTTTAGTCCAGACACGATTGTCCTCCGGTTTTAGTGGCATCTCTTTGCGAATCATTGGGGTTTCTTTACCCTCAACACGCACCACTGGTAATCTAATCTGCTCTTGGTAAAGAACATGGCCGTAGCCGATTGTCCAGATGTGAGCAGGGCACAGGTATGGTTTAGTCCTGTACCCCTCGTACCGGTGCATCAGATCAGCGCCAACCTTGCTCAGTTTCATTTCTTAGCCCAGCTACGTGAGCCAAACCAAAAGCCAATAATACCGCCCAACATGGCCATTTCGTCGCTTGAAAAAATAATGTCAGCCACACGAATTAGATCGTCCATGCTTGTAACTAAGCTGGGGCGGCTGTAAACATAGTAAGCCAACCAAGCGTTGATAGCGCACAGCTCAAGTATAAAGATGTAAGTTACTGTTGGGCGAACAGTGCCAATGTAGCTTGCCACCCAAGTGCTGGCTTTAGCCAAGACAGCTTTGTCATGGTCATACGCCGCAACAGTCATCTCTGCGTCAGTCTGCATGGCAATCTGGTCGGTGCGAATTTCTTCAATCTTTTGCTGGGCGGCAAAGCCCTGTGCAATCATCTGAAGTTCTTTGTCTGCCTGTACCCTAGCAAGGGCAAGCTCATGCGCTTGGTCAGATTTATTCTGGAAAAACTCCAGCAGTTTGGGCAAGCCGGAAATCAGCAAGCCCCCAAGGGTTGAGAATAGTGAAAGCATTACAGTCCAATCATTCCAAGTAGTTTATTGACAATCTTGTCTGACAAGTCGTCAGGCAAAAACTTAAGCAGTCCAAGCACGTACCACGCGATGCACATACGCACAAAGATCTTGAGAAAGAAATCAAATTGCTTTTGGTACTCATTCATCGACCACACTTTCCTTTGGCGCACAGCTCACCAATTTCCGCAATCCCCCAGCCTATTGCACCTAAGAACATCACAATAATCACAATTGCAAACGCCCATTGCAGTTGTTCTGCTTCATCTTCTTTCTGCTTCTTCTCAGCGGCTTTCAACTCTGCCATCTCTTTGGCATCGTCCCTGTCCATCTCAGCTTGACGGGCTTTAGCGGCATTCCACACATCAATCCGGCCAGTCTGCATAAAGAGCATTTTTAGCTGTTCCTCAAACCGCTTCGCCTCATCAAGCGCCATTTCAATCTGTAGCGCCGCACCAAGGTTGGATTTACCCCCAGTACGCTTTGCCTGAAGCATTGCCTTAGTAGCAGTGCTCTGGGCATCAAACATCCGCGAAATGGATGGAGCTAAACCCGCCAGATCACTAGCGACTCTGCTGGCTTTCTTGACTACACTGATTGCAGTTTGCAGTCCTTCAAGCGCCGTTATCGGATCTATTGGGATCATTTCCGCTCTACCTTCTTCCATTCAAGGCAAACTACCTTGCGGTTAAACACATCACCTGTCCATGCCCACCTGACACACCTGTACACATCCTTGGCGGTTGCTCCTGCCAGCATCAACAACAGTAACAGGATAAACCAGCGCATTCATCTTAAAACGTAATCGTCCCTGAGGATGTGAACTTGTAGTACCTGTAGCCATTGGCTGTTGTGACTGTGTAAGT